GCGGCTAACGGCGGACGTGGATATTTACGTCCTGCCGTTGAAGATAACATGGAGAAAATTCAAAGTATATTCAAAGAAGAGTTAAGCCAATAAATTGACACATGTCTAATTAGTGGTATACTTAAATTATAATCATTGACTAGGGTAGCACCCGTTAACAGCGAGGAGAATGATAATGAACACAGAAGATATTGTAAAACAGTACGCAAACGAAGATGGAAATATTGACGCATCAAAGATTGGTGATGTGGTCAAGGCAATCAATAACGCTGTCGGCAAGGAATTTGTAGATAAGAAAAGATACAATGAAAAGCTGACAGAGATTGATACACTTAAAGGCGAAAAGCAGAACGCCGAGGACAAAGCCACAGGCGCAGAAAAGTGGAAAACCAAGTATGAAGCACTGAAAGAAGATTTCGATGCATACAAAAAGGATGTTTCCGCAAAAGAAACAAAGGCAACAAGAGAAAACGCATATCGGGCGTTACTCAAGGAAGCAGGCGTTTCAGAAAAGCGCATCGACAAGATTCTAAAGGTATCAGACATTGATGATTTAGAAATGGGCGAGGATGGCAAGTTTAAAGATGCTGATAAGCTGATTAAGGACATCAAAGAAGAATGGTCTGATTTTATCGTATCGTCTGAAACAAAAGGAGCAAACGTTACAACACCACCTGCAAATGTTAACGGTGGAAAGATTTCAAGAGCTGAGATTTTCAAGAAAGACGAACACGGCAAGTATGTTCTTTCTACGGCGGAGAGACAGAAAGCCATTGCTGAAAGTCTTAGCAATTAAAGAAAGGATTAATTATGGCGGCAACAAATACTGAAACATTCACAAACCCTAGAGATTCACTTCCAAACGTATACAACAATGTAACAGCAAGAGAAATCGACTTTGTTACAAGGTTCGGTGATAACTGGGATGCACTTGCAAATATCTTGGGCGTTGTGCGTCCTATCAGAAAGACACCAGGAACTACCCTTAAATCATATACTGCATCTGTTGCACTTGAATCCGGCAACGTTGGCGCAGGTAATGTGATTCCTTACAGCAAGGCAACAATTACAGAAACTCTAAAGGAAGACGTTACGATCGAGAAGTATGCAAAGGCTGTTCCTATCGAGGACGTAAACACATACGGCGCAGAAATCGCAATCGAGAAATCAGATGATGCATTTCTTACACAGCTTCAGAACTTAGTCCTTGGACGTTTCTATACATTCCTTACAACTGATGCAAGCGCACTCACTGACAATGCAACCACATGGCAGATGGCACTTGCAAAGGCGCAGGGACTTGTACTTAACAAGTTTGCAACAATGCAGAAAGATGTTACCGAGGTTGTCGGTTTTGCAAACATTCTTGATGCGTATGATTATCTCGGTGCGGCTGATGTTACAATTCAGACTGAGTTTGGTCTTACATACATCAAGAACTTTATGGGATATAAGACACTGTTCCTGCTTCCTGCAACACAGATTCCACGCAACAAAGTAATTGCGCTTCCTGTTGAGAATATCGACCTCTACTATGTTGACCCTGCTGACAGCGAGTTTGCAAAGCTCGGATTGCAGTACACAACACAGGGCGAGACAAACCTTATCGGTTTCCATGCACAGGGCAACTACGGAACAGCCGTAGGCGAGACATTCGCAATCATGGGTCTGCGCCTGTGGGCTGAATATCTTGATGGAATTTCAGACGTTACTGTTACAGGAGCATAAGTATGTATAAAGTCGTAAAGTTTTTCAACGACTTGCAGGATAACGGATATGCCTATCATGTGGGAGATACATTCCCACATGATGGCTTTACGGTTGACGAAAAGCGTATAAAAGAACTTGCGACAGATAGCAACCGTAGACATTTAATCCTTATCGAGGAAGTCAAAGAAGCGGCTGCACAGACCGAGGACAAACCAAAAAGAGGGAGACCAAGAAAAGAGGTGAACTAATATGCTGTCAGAAATTTGTTTTGAAATAAAAAACTATTTTTGCCGAAATCCAAAAGACAAGCATTTTGGCGATTTCAAAATAGAGAACGGCGTTATTAGTCCATCTTATGATCTAAAAAATGGTCAGTATTATCGCATTTATGGTTCGGTGTTTAACGATGGAGTGCATAAGTTTGGTGATACAGAAGATGTATTAACAGATGAAGAATTTAACGGTTCTGTGTGGCTGATGAAAGTACCGCAGGATTTTTTGAATTTAGCAACCGAAATCGAAGATTGGTGCAAGACATATTCCGAAAAAGTTTCAAGTCCGTATCAATCTGAAAGTTTCGGTGGCTATTCATATTCAAAGGCAAGTGGTAGCAAGGGAAACATCACATGGCAGGACGCATTTGCAACACGATTATCAATGTATAGGAGAATAAGGCTATGAGTCTACTTGATGAATTTACAGAGTCTTGCAATATCATTGACAAACGTACTATTGCAGATGGTTACGGCGGTTTTATTACAGAATGGACAGATGGCGCAGAATTTGATGCGGCGATAGTATTGGATACTTCCATGCAAGCAAGGATAGGCGAGTCACAGGGCGTGACAAATCTTTACACGATCACCACAAAGAAGAATGTTAATCTTCAATTCCATGATGTGTTTAGAAGAAACCGTGACGGTAAAATCTTTCGTGTTACATCCGATGGCGATGATAAACATACGCCAAACAGCGCAACATTAAACATGCGAGTTGTTACCGCAGAGGAGTTTGATTTGCCAAATGAATAAATCACAGGCATTACAAGCATTTTGGGAAAGTTTCAAAATCCCTGCATACGATGAATTGACAGTACCCGATAATGCAACGTTTCCGTATATTACATACAATGTAAAAACGGATTCAATCGGCAATATCTGTTTGATGAGTGCATCAATATGGTATAGGTCAACATCGTGGAAAGAGGTTAGCGATAAAGCGGAAGAAATCGCAGAATACATCGTTAAAATGACGCCACCATCAATCGAGATTGATAATGGCAGACTATATATAAGCAAGGGAACACCATTTGCGCAGCGAATGTCAGAACCGAGCGACGATATGGTCAGAAGAATCTATATAAATATAAATGCCGAGTTTTTAACGGCGTATTAGAAAGGGGAATAAATGGGTAAATTTACAGTTATACCGCAGGACGCATTTTCTGGCTTACAGCTTGATGCGGGTGTACTTTTGAAAACATTTGACCCGTCAAAGCCTGGCGCACCTGCTGATGCGGATATTATTTGCGCAACGACAGGCGGAATAAATGCTGTGTGTAAGCCTACTTTTTCGGATTTCGGCGAAGATGTAGACAACGTACCAAACAATATGAAGGAGTTCAAACACCTTGATGGTTGGGAGTGTTCATTTTCTACAACATCTCTCGGAACAACACCTGCACTTATCAGACTTGCATTAGGTTGTGCGGATATTGATACCGAGGACACAACAAAGATTGTTCCAAGAATGGATTTAAAGCAGACCGACTTTACAGACATTTGGTGGGTAGGAGACAGAGCCGATGGCGGACTTGTTGCAATTCAGTTAAAGAATGCACTTTCAACAGACGGATTTAGCCTAAAGACAACAAAGAACGGTAAAGGACAGATTGCATTAACAATTACAGGTCATGTATCAATCAATGCGCAGAAAGAAGTGCCGATGGTATTCTATTCACAGGACGCACCAACAGAGCCGTAAATAAGAGGAAGGGGTTAAAATGAAGAACCTTGCAAATTGTACACCATCTGAATTTATCAAGCAGACGGTGAGATTAAAAGATGCTGTGCCAAAATGGCTACAGACAACAGAAATTCTGAAGATACGTGCAACAAAGCCGAAACTTATTGCAGTACCTGAAGATGCGACAAAGGATGAAAAGGAAGAAATCACAAGAGAAAATTCCGAGAACATGCGCAAACAGGCAATCGAGAATCTAAGCATGATGATTGATAAAATGTTTGCAGAGCATCCACATGAAACTTTGGAAGTGCTTGCGCTTTCGTGCTTTGTCGAACCCGAGAATGTTGATGATTACACAATGGATGATTATTTTTGTTGTCTTGAGGAAATGGCGCAGGCAAAAAGCGTAGTCAATTTTTTCTCATTATTGG